TCCTCGCTATCTAGAAGCAATTACAGCTTTGAGCAAACAAGACGGCGTTGTCGTTTTAGCTCAATCGGCTGAGTTTCCCAAACAGCAAATGGGACGTGACGTTTTAGCTTCTGAGAAAGTTAATGATAAAGCAGTGTATGTGAAATCGCTTGGTCCTGAAGCAGCGATTGAGATCTTTGGTTCTACCAAACTTCGTGCAAAGCAGAAATCTAGTGTTGAACCGTCTATTTTGTCAAAACATGTGACGGAAATTATGGGCATTGCTTGTGATTATGGTCCTCCTCAGTTGGAGCCTAATTGGGAATGTTTTAATGACACTCTACAATATATCGTAGACCCTTCTGACTATTTTTTGCCATCTGAAGTACAACACGCCTCGAAGGATTGGTTATCATATTTGTTACCTTTAATGGATACTTATGTCGCACTCAAAGGAAAATTGACTCCGCTATCATTTAAGGAAGCAATAATGGGTATACCCGGCCTGAGATTCGTTGATGCTTTGATCATGAAGACTAGTATGGGTTTTCCCACTTTTGGTCCAAAAAGCAAACATTTTACGGAAATAAAAGAGGGAGAGAAAATTGTAGATCGAATACCCTCACCAGCTATACAGACAGAATATGATCGTTTAATGTCATGTTGGCAAAGAGGAGAAAGAGCTTACCCAGTTTGCAGTGCAACATTGAAAGATGAGCCTAAAAAAATTGGAAAGAAAAAAGTGCGTGTCTTCCAAGCCGCACCTGTTGCTCTTTCTATTGCTATTCGGAAGTACTTTCTCCCTATAGCACGATTTTTGTCATTGCACCCTCTAGAATCGGAGAGTGCTGTTGGTGTCAACTCTTTTTCGACAGAATGGAAAGATTTAATGGATCATGCTACAAAGTTTGCTCCCGACAAGAAAGTTATTGCTTGGGATTACTCAAAATATGATGTTCGTATGAGTTCTCAAATGACAACAGCTGTTCTCAGTTCTTATATTGAATTAGCGCGTCGTGGAGGTTATGATGCAGAATCGTTACAGATTATGGAAGCAATGATTGCTGATATTGTCCATCCTATGATTGATTGGAATGGAACTTTGTTCATGGCATTCAATATGAACACGTCCGGAAACAATATTACTGTCAACATTAATAGCACCGCTGGTTCTTTTTATGTACGTATGGGTTTCTTTCATGTCTATCCTGAAGAAAAGGATTTCCGGAAAT